ATCGTGGCAATCGTGGCTGCAATTGTTATTTTCCTTCACAAGATTGGAGTGCTTCAAAAGGTACTTGACTTCCTAATGGCTCCAATAAATTTGCTCATCGATGGATTCAAATGGTTGACCGATGCAATCGGACTCACATCATATGCAGCCGAAGAGAATGCGGAGAAAATCAAGAAAGCAAATGAGGAGATAATTGCATCCTCTCAACAAAGAGCCGAAGCTCAAGGTGCTGCATACGACTTTGAAATTGAAAAAGCGAAGATATCCGGAAAGGATACCACTAATCTTGAGATACAAAAATCCAAGTCAATCACAAATGAGGCTACACTTCGCCGAAATAGAATGATGATGGAGCTCAAGGCAGCCAATAAAATTGCAAGTGAGGACAATGCCGAACAACGTAAAAAACTGAAAGAGTCAATCCGCCAAGAGAACATCACCATCCGCCAAGGATCTCGTGAAAGGATATTGATTCAGTTGAGAGAAACTCAAGCGAAAAAAGAACAATACAAAAAGCAAAGGGAAGATGCTAAAAAGGCAGCGGAGGACCAAGCAAAAGAGGATGCTAAGGCAGCAGCTGAGGCAGCAAAAGAGGCAGCAGCAAGATACAAAGAGAAACGAGATGCCATTAAGAAAGCAACTGAGGACATTCAAAAGGAGATTGCAGTTGCAAATAAGTTAGTTGTTGACTCAACCAAAACTCAACAACAAAAAGAGGTTGATGATGTCAAAGAGAAGTACGCTGCATTGATTGCTGAAGCAACAAAATACAAGCAAGATATTGTCGCACTTGAGAAAGCTCGTGACCTGGAGATTAAAGGAATCAATGATGCAGCAGCAAAGGATGCGGAAGATAAAAGAATTGCACAAGCTGAAAAGGTAAAAGCTGAAAATGAAAAGAAATATCAGCTTGAGGATCAGCAATGGTTGAAATTGCAAGAGTTGACATTGACTCAAAGTGAGTACAAAAAACTCCAGGCACAACAACAATTTGATGCGGAAATGTTAACTGCTGAAGGGAATGCCGAACTTCAAAAACAGTTGATATTGAAACTGCAAAATGACCTCAATCTAATTGATAAAGAGGATAAAGATAAAGCACTTGAGAAGGAAAGAGAGTACAATGATTTGGTCATAAAAGCTCAACAAGATCTCGCATCGGCAAAGTATGGTGCATTGAAAGGTGGACTTGATATGATTGCTTCACTTGCCGGTGAGAATAAAAAGATTGCGAATGCATTATTCTTGGTTGACAAAGCTCTTGCCATTGGTGAGGTTGTGGTGAATACTCAAAAAGAAATTGCAGCATACTCAGCCAATCCAACCTGGTCCTTGATGCCGGATGGAGGTGCATCCATTAAGGTACCGATGATTGCAGCTGCAAAGATTAGAGCAGCGACATCCATTGGTACAATCGTTGCATCATCCATTGGTAAGTTCATGAATGGAGGAGGAGCATCAGTAAGTGGTGGAGGTGGTGGAACTGCACCAACAAGTAATGCATCATCAGGAAATCAATCATCAGTCCAATCATTTGTACCTGGTAATCTATTTGGTGGAGGTAATGATTCAAACAATTTGAAATCAGCATCCGCAATGGACTCATCCAATCAACCAATGATTGTGAAGGCAGTGGTATCAGAAACTGAAATCACATCCACACAAAACAAAGTAAACAAAATAATCAAGAACTCAGAACTATGATATCATATCAAGCATTGACCGATGAGATAATCCTTTTTTATACCAACCATTTGCAAGTCAAAAAAGTTGGATGCGATTTCAAGGAACAGTTATTCAACTTCGCCACAAAGGATGAGAAGTATCCAATCGTGTACATCGTGCCGGTTGACTCACTACCTCAAGAGAATGTGACTATGTTCACTCTTGAGATATATTGCTTTGATATCATCCAAAAGGATCGTGCAAACATCACAACCATCTTGAGTGATTGTCATCAAATACTCAATGACTTGTATCTCAATTACACTTTGTCATTGACTGATACTGATTTTGATGTGGAAGGACTTCCATCATTTGTACCTCTCAACAATGACCTTTTGGATTATGCTGCCGGATGGCTCATGACGATTACTTTTGTACTTCCTTCATGGACTGATTGTCAAATACCAAAACAAATTGGTAACTAATTGCAATATAAGATATGGGAAGGTACAAAAATACCGGTGAATTCAACTACAAATATGCACTCAGGAGGAGAGTCGCTAACACTTTGAAGAAAGTCATCAAGGATGAGAACTTGATTGATACATGGACCTTGTATGATTCAGTGCGTATCAATGCAAAAGTATCAACGGAAGGCAATCTCCGCATTGAAATTCTCGCTGCATATTACTTTGGATTCCTCAACAACGGTACAAGCACCATCGCTCCATTCCATTTGGTTAGAAAGTTCAATGATGCACTTGAGCAAAATGGATTGATTGCGGAAATGTATGGAATGTACGTTCAAAATCTTGCTCAGAAATTCCCGATCCTGGAGCTTGGTAACTTATTGAGAAGAAAACCGAAAGTTATATATGACTTCCAACCTCAGTTTGGTGAGTTCTACGGTGAGTTAGATTATTAGATATCTAACTCTTTCCTCATTGCAAGGAAGTTGAATATCAATACCAATTTCATCTTGATCACTTCATCATATTTGGTGATGTCACCATTGCACATGGACCATATCAATTGCTCCCATCCCCATTTATTGGATGCCTTTTGTTTTTCCGCTTCCTTTTTTTCTTCCGGATCTTCAATCTCTGAGATGTCATCATCCATATCCTCACTCATTAGGTTGTGATGTTGGTTGATGAATTGATCTCGGAACTTGATATACTCAGTGAGCACACCGTATACCGATGTGATTGGTTGATCAAGGAATCGATGTGCCAATTGTGATGCCTTCGCAATGCTCTTCCCTTCAAAGATTGGTTGATCATCCTCGAATGCTGATGGCACCTGGTACAATATCGCACATATCTTTGGAAGATTGGTGATATAGTCACTCGTGAAATAATATTCAAGGTCAATGAATTCACCAAGAGTCAACTCATTCATTGGCTTGAGATACATCTCTTCCATTGAAGCATCAATCTTGGTCCTGGTAATTGTTTGAGATGCTCTCTTGCTTGGCTCAGTGTACAACCATTGGAGATCTTTAAACCATTCACCAATATCCTTGATCTCTACATCATCAAAATCATCCGGATAGGAATCAGTTAATATGCAAAGGATATCAATGTTGTGGTTGAATGCACCATCATCCGCTTTGAGTTGACGTAATTCAATGAACTGCTCAAGATTGACTTGGCTCCACCCCTTCGGAAGTATTGGCTTTTGCATATTCCGATATCTTTTCAGTTACAAATACAATGAATGGTACACAAAATTCAGCCTTTTGAGTGCGGAAAAGTTTTGCTTTGTGCTTCAGATGGGCATCATCAAAGTGCTCAACATTGGAAAGGTCGGTACGTTTGAACATCACCGCAAGAATATCACTGATATAGTTGTTTGGTTTGTGTCCGATTATCTTTTCAATGAGTTTTGTTTCTTTCACTGATAATCTCAACTCAGCTTTGTACTGATATCCATCCAATTCAATCTCGAGTTGTGCCTCATTAGGAGTATACGCATCCATGTTGAATTCTCGAACAAGCTCAATGAATTGTGAGAATGGATAATCATCCCACATCTTCTCCTCGATTCCAAGGAATTTGAACATCTCCATGTACTTCTCGATATTGTCGAGCTCTTTGTTGTTTAATATTTGGCTGATCTTCTCGAATTGTTCGATTGTCAACTCATCCATTTTGTTAGGAATCTCCTTTTCGAATATTGTAAGCATATGTAATTTTTGAACAAATATACAAATTATGCAATATAGTGTATGAATAAAGATATGCCAATTTACAAAATTACGATTGATCCTGAATATTCTGATGGTGAGGATTTAGGAATTGAGCAAATCGCATTCACTTCAAAACCAGCAATCAAGGTCAAAGGGATGGCATTCAATCAAGCTGAGAGAATGATATTCGCTGATAATGTGAAGTATCGCATCACCGCACCGGCAATGATTCCAATGGAGATATATCGCAAGGATGATGAGCAAGGTGAATACTATGTACAATTCACTGAGGAAACCATCGCAAAGATTCATGAGAAATTCATGAGTGATCTTCGCAATCGTGACCTATTCAACCTGGAGCATGATACATCCAAAACAGTACCGGCATATATCTTGGAAACTTGGGTAGTGGACCAACCATCACTTGACAAATCTTATTCAACATTTGGTATTGAAGTACCAAAAGGTACGTTGATGGTAACCGCTCAAGTAACCGATCCGAAGTATTATGATGAATTGGTTGCAAATGATCAAGTTGGATTCTCAATCGAGGGATTCTTGGGATTGAAATTAACGGAACAATTAAACAAATATACAATGAAGTTACCTGATGGAGAACACCTAATCGAGGACAAAATCTATATCGTAAAAGATGGAGAAGTTGTTGAGATTAAAGAGGTGGAAAAAGAGCCAAAAGAGGAAGTTGTTGAGGAAGAGATGTCAACCGATGAGGTGAAGATGGAGGATACAACAGTTGAGGAAGATACCACAACTGAAGAGTCAACCACTACCGAGGAGGAAATGGCTATTGATCCAGCAATGGATGCTGAAGCAATTGCAGCGATTGTCCTTCCAATCATTGAGGAAAGAGAGAAAGCAATCATCGCATTGATTGCTGATCTTAGAAATCAATTGGAAGAGATGTTCGCTGAAGAGCAAAAAGTTGAGGAAGGTCAAACGCAAATGACCGCACTTTCTATGAGTGAAAAATTTGCAAAATTCAAACAATTTAGTAATCAATAAAAAAAAACAAAATGTCTAAAAAATTAAGATTCGATTTAGATGTGGACTCAACGGCTTTATTGGCAGCGAATCCGGAAGCATTCTATTCAAAAGCGTATTTATCTGAGGAAAACCTTGCTGATAACTACCGTTTATTACCAGGTATCAAATCAAAAACGAAACTTGCAACCGTATTATTTGGTCAAGTATTGGCTCCATCAACTTGTGCATTCGAAGCTCCAACGGATGACTTAAGTGCAGTTGAATTGGATGTGACTGCTTTATCAGCGATGATGCAAATTTGTCAATTTGACCTTGAGCAATCATTCGTTGCATTACAAATGGCAAAAGGATCAAATGGTGATTTCACTGTTGCATCTTTCATGGACTTCTATTGGAATGAAGCAGCGAAAGTAATTGGTCAAAATATCGAGTTACTTCGTTGGCAAGGTGATACAACATCTTTGACTCCAGCTCTTGCATTAGCTGATGGATATATCAAAGGGTTGTTAGCTGATTCAACTGTAATCGATGTGGCAAACACAACGGTAACTGCATCAAATGTATTGGCTGAATTAGCAAAAGTTTTTGCAGCAGCTCCGGCATCAATCATCCGTAGAAAAGCTGATCTTCGTTTATACGTTTCTACAAATGTAGCTAACGCTTACGAACTTGCTGCAGCTTCAGGAAACACAATGACATATGTTACAACTCCATTGGCGTTGACATACTTAGGTGTGAAAGTTGTTGTTTGTGAAGGTATGCCAAATGATATCGCAGTGTTGACATTGAAAGACAATCTTTTGTACTGCTTCGATGCTGAAGGAGATGACAAAGCGTTGAAAGCAATCAACTTGAGCGATACAGTTGCTGAGCCTTACATCCGTACTCGTGCAAATATGAAAGTTGGATTCCACCACGTTAATGGTGCTGAGATCGTTCTTTACTCATAGTATATTTTGAGGGGATGAAATACTCCCCTCTATTTTTTAACTGATAAAATTCAACAAAATGGCTTGTGAAGCATTAGAAACAATCGTAAAATCTTGCGACAATAACAGTGGCGGGATTGAAAAGGTGTGGATTAATCAGCAAGATAATATCGCATCATTCACTTTGGATGGTACAAATACATGGACAATTGATGCAATCACTTTGGCAGCATTAGCACCGGACTACACTCCATTTGAGATCCGTAGAAACACCGGAAGCTATACCGAAGAGGCAGCAATTGACCTGGTCAATGGATCATCATATGTGACTGCGACAATTACTTTGTTATTCCACCGAAGAGATCAAGACAAATCTCAAGCAATTAAAATCTTAGGTGCTGGTCAACAGTACTTGAATGCAATTGTAAAAGACATGAATGGTAAATATTGGTACTTCCCATATTTGCAATTGAATACAGTGACTGAAGGATCGGGTACAACTCGTGCGGATGGTTCGAAATATTCAATTTCTTTAATGAGTGAGAATGATTTCTTATGTTATGAGATCGAAGAGGCTGCAGTTGCAGCAGTGGTACCGGCTTTATAATATAGCAAATACTTTAAAGAGAGCCATCCATTACGGGTGGCTTTTTTATTTGTGAACATTTTGAGCCTCAATTGCAATATAAGTAATGATATACATTAATAAAGGAGAGGTAAATTCAATTGTGTTGACATTAAATGAGGTGAGCTCATTGTCATCACCTTACTATTTATTCGTTTTTCAGAATGAAATGAATCCAACATCCGATCCAATTCTATTCACAACAACCGATGAATCACCTTATCCGGAAAGATTCAATCTTTTCTACCTGGATGAGCCGGTTGACGTGACACTAATGAAAGGACAATACTCATATTCGGTGTATGAGAGCACAACTCCACCAACTGAAATCGATGATACAACCGGTATCGTGATTGAGGAGGGGAGAATGGTTGTGAGTGGTGCATCGACTTCATCAATATACGATTAATACATGGCGTGGTATAATATATTTAAGGCACAAAAAGAACAATCAGCTGAAATGGTTGAAGGATATCAGTCCTTTTCAACTCCATTCCTGAAAGTATTGGGAGGAAATCTCTCTCTTCCATACGTTAATGGAAGGCACCAAACGAGCGGATGGATTCCATTCGGGGAGGGCAACCTTTTTCCTTCTCTACTCAACCAATTGGTATACTCATCACCTTTGCATGGATCCATTGTGGATTATAAAACCAATGCAGTAATTGGTGGAGGAATTGAATTAGTTCCTAAAAATGCCACACCGAAAGATCTACTCGATTTATATACATTCGAGAAGAAAATTAAACTCAAGAAAACAGTCCGAATCACAACCGAACAATTGATTGTCCACAATCGTGTATACTTCAAATTGCATTTTGATGATAAAATGAAGATGACTCGAGCGGAAAATATATCACCGGACAAAGTGAGAAGAGGTCGCAATCACAATGATTACTTTATTTGTGATGATTGGTCCTCAAGAATAGATGTATATGATATAAAGAGATACCATCCAACTTCAACCGATAAATGTCAACTATTCGTATACGAGGTTGAGTGCTTAGGTCAAGAGTGGTATCCGCTTCCAAAATATACGAGTTGTTTAAATTTTGCATATCTCTCGGGAGAGCTTTCATACTTCGCAAAATCCAACATCCAAAACAGTGTATTCCCTTCATTCGCAATGATGTTCCCGAAAAGACCACAGTCGGAAGAGGAGAAAAACGTATTGAGATCCACAATCGACAAGATGAAAGGAGCTGCCAATAGTGGGAAAGCAGTCGCTTTTTTCGCTAACTCTCAGGACCAATTGCCGAAGATTGAATCTCTTCCAACCAACTCCAATGATAAGATGTTCCAGGAAGCATCCGGATTGAACACCGAGCAAATATGTTTTGCTCACACGATTGATCCAATCCTCATGGGAGTGCGTACAACCGGATCACTTGGAAGTGGATCGGATATCAAACAAGCATATGTTATATTTGAGAAGAATGTGGTCATGCCATTGAGAGATCAAGTATCAGATATCTTCAATGAGATACTTCACATTGCCAAGTTGGGAATGGCTGAATTCAAAGTCAACAATTTCCAAATCATCAATGAAACAATCGTTGAGGTGGAAGGTGATGCATCTAAAACTCAGGATGCTTTGAATGCCATGAGTCCATTGGTTGCAACCAAGGTACTTGAAACCATGACACCGAATGAAGTGAGATCTCTTGCATCGTTACCTCCAATTGAAGGAGGAGATGTGATTGCGAGTCAACAACCACAAACACCATTTGCATAATGTTATATTTCATTACAGAAACCTATCTCAAAACAAATACTCCCATCACTGCCAATGTGGATGTGACTGATGTTTTTCCATATGTAGCTACACAAGCACAACTTAGAGTAATGCCAATTCTCGGAACTGTTTTTTACAATCACTTACTTGAGGCATACAATGACCAAACGTTAACACCTGAGGAGGAGTTATTGGTTGCATTCATTCAACCGGTGATTGCATGGAGATCAGCTGAGGATGCAGTATTCGGATTAACATATCAACTCAAGAATAAAGGATTGCAACAACAAAGTGGAGATTATTCTCAACCGGTTACACGATCTGAAGTTGCATTCGGCATGGAGCATTATGCTCAGAAAGCATCATTCTTTGAAATGAGATTGATTAAGTACCTGGTAAAAAACAAAGATTTATATCCTATCTTCATAAGCCAAGCAAATAGAGATACCGATTTAAGACCTCAAGTGGAATGCTTGAGTTGTGTGGGAGATTGTTACATGAGCGGAGAATGGAGATGCGGATATCCAAAAGATAATGGATACAACAACTCAATTCTTGTGTTATGAGGAATAACATCATGATACTAATTGCATCCTTTTGGGCGATACTTGCTCCGGTTATGCCGATGATATACATCGCAATGTTAGCCATTTCAATTGATACTTGCTTCGGCATTTGGAGATCAGTTAAAAAAGGAGGATGGAAAGCATTCAAATCACGAAGATTATCACACACAATATCCAAGTCATTACTTTACGGTGGTGCGATTATGTTCACGTTTCTGATTGAGAAGTACATTGCCGGTGATATCATCGCTGAATTCATCTCAGTTGAGCTCATAATGACCAAAGTATTTGCATTCTTTTGTGTGATGGTGGAGATTAAGTCCATCAATGAATCATATGAGAGTGTTACCGGGAAGAATGTACTTGCTGCATTGCGTAAATTTATCTCCAGGACAAAGGAGGATTTGGATGACCTAAAATAATCACCATGAAAAAGTTGGATATCAAAGCAATCAAGCAAGTAAGGTTGAAAGACAACCAATTCTTTGCTGAGGAATCACCGAAAACTCAAATATATCTCCACCATACTGCCGGAAATGGGAACGCTGAAGGTGTTTCAAGGTATTGGAATAGCAATGATTCAAGAATCGCAACCGCTTTCATCATTGGTGAGAATGGTACAATCGTGCAATGCTTCAGTTCAAAACATTGGGCGTGGCATTTAGGGATTGATCAAGAGGATTTTGTTCGTAATGGTGCAAAGTATACCAATCTCAACAAGTCATCAGTTGGAATCGAGGTGTGTAATTGGGGATATCTCACAAAGAAAGGTGATAAGTTCTACAATTATGCCGGAGGTGTGGTGAATCCTTCCTATGTAACTACATTGGACCAACCATTCAAGGGATTTAAATACTATTATAAATACAGTGATGCTCAAATTGAGTCACTTCGACAATTGGTTGTATACCTTTGCGATACTTATAACATATCAAAGGAATACAATGAGTCCATTTGGGGGATTGATAAGGATGCATTTAAGGGAGTGAATGGAATCTTCACACATAACTCAGTAAGGAAGGATAAAAGTGATATGTATCCATGTCCACGAGTGATTGAAATGCTCAAAAACTTATGAGATATATCTTAATTCTTTTTATCCTGGTATCATGCTCCGCTGAGCACCATCTCAACAAGGCAATAAAGAAAGGATATAAATGTGAGGAGGTATCAGATACCATCCGCATCACATCGGTTGATTCATTTCCGGTGATTGTGAATAATGAAATCGTATGGACCAAGTACATCACTGAGAAGGATACGGTCATCATGTGGAAAACTCAGTATATTCCACAAAATGGGAGAAAAAAATCGAATATAAATTAAAGAGAGATACTATCCGCCAAGTTCAAAAGGTGGAAGTTGCCAAATATAAAAGCGAGAAGAAATCGAAAGCAAATATTTGGTTGTTTGTGATTGGATTCTTGCTCGGAATATTCACAAAACATCTACTTAAATATGCTCAAAAAGCACTCTAAAAACATTCACGAACTTCACATTGATGGAGAGAATGTACAACTTGCAATGATGTCCGACCTTCATTGGGACAATCCAAAATGCGATTGGGATTTATTGAAACGTGATTTTGATTACTGCCTTGAGAATGATATCAAGATCATGGTGAATGGTGATTTCTTTTGCTTGATGCAAGGTAAGGGTGATAAGCGAGGAAACAAGTCCGATATCAGACCGGAACACAACAACGCAAAGTACCTGGACTCAATCGTTGAAACCGCAGTTGAATGGTTTTNACCATATGCACATATTCTCACAGTGATTGGATACGGAAATCATGAAACTGCGATAATCAAATACCAGGAAACGGATATCCTTCAGCGATTTGTTGACTTGCTTAATTATAAGAATGGGAGCAACGTGATGACCGGAGGATATGGTGGATGGATTATCCTTCATCAGAAATATAATACAAGCTCATGGACCACAACAAAGATCAAATACTTTCATGGCTCAGGTGGTGGAGGAATTGTTACAAAGGGAGCAATCAACTTGACCAGGTCATTGGAAATGTATGAGGATTTTGATGTATTTACAATGGGCCACATCCATGAGAATGCTTGTCGTAATGATGTGAGAGATACAGTCACTCATTCACCAAAGCATGGATATGTTAATCACCACAAAAACATTCACCTCATGCTCACCGGAACTTACAAAGAGGAGTATGGTGATGGCTCAAAAGGATGGCATGTTGAACGTGGAGCTCCCATCAAACCAACCGGAGGAAGGATACTCAAGATAAATGCCAAAGAAATAAAAAGAGAAGGCATCAGAAAAATGCATAAAAGTATAGATAGTATCAAATTTCCTTTGTAAATTAGCAACTCATTAGCGTGTGTAATTGGGGGTATCGGAAACGGTACCTCTTTTTTTGTAGCACCTATCACAGTTATACAAATAATTGTGTCGCATATTTAGCAGATATTTGCGACATTCTTGTCCCCAATTTGTCAAGGTTATGTGACAAAAAACTGGACAAACATTTGACACTATTTTG